CTGGATTATTGGCGTCTGTTCGTAATGGGTCAACAAGCTCGTGCGGTTGTTTTAACCGTGAAATGGCAGCAAAACGCCAATTCAAACACGGCCATGCCGTTCACGGAAGTCAACGAACATCAGAGTACACAACGTGGCAACACATGATAAAAAGATGCACCAATCCAAACACAAAAGGTTACTCGAATTACGGGGGGAGGGGGATCAAGGTCTGTGAACGATGGCTACATTCGTTCGAGAACTTCCTTGCCGATATGGGGCCAAAACCTTCACCCGCTCACAGCATTGACCGCTACCCAGACAACAACGGCAACTATGAGCCTAAAAACTGCCGATGGGCGACGCGCACCGAACAATCTTTCAACAAGCGAACTAATCGTCTGATTCAACACAATGGCGAGACTCTGCCATTGAGCGTCTGGGCGGGCCGCACAGGCATGAAGCGTGAAACAATTGCTGACCGCCTAGCCCATGGGTGGACAATATCCGACGCTCTCACCATCCCCGTCCGATTAGGTTAGAAACTCGCTAAACTCAACAACGGTTAAACCCCATGAACCTACTCAAGAAACCTCTCATTTCCCTCACAACCGCGCTCATGCGCTTCACTGTCGGCCTCTACGGCTGGACGGATGCACCGAAGCCCAAAGGTTTTCCGAAGTCGCCGTACCGCTACTGGAGGCCGATGAGCAACGGCAAAAGCATTGTTTCTGCATCTCTGACCCAAGCGTTCGCGTCCTGTGCACTGGATGACAAGATTAGCAAGCTATGAGCACGGACCCTGCCAGCCTGTTCGGATGGGATCAACCCATGAAGCCAAGCAAGTCGAAGCGAGGCCAGCCGAATGGCAACGCCGCTCCCATTGGCTCCGGTCCTGCCGGTGAAACGTGCCGTTCGTGCGTGCACGCTCGCTGCCGTGAATTTGCCAAACGGTATTGGAAATGTGATCTGGTTAAAGCAACCGGAGGCCCAGGCACAGACATTAGACTCAAGTGGGCCGCGTGCTCTCGCTGGCACAAAAAAGAGAGCTAGCGAATTATCATTGTCCGGTTTATGTGTAAACAATGAAAGCTACCAACGATCAACTTTTGAAGTCATACGCAACAACCAAAAGCGTTTGGAAAACTGCCGCTGTTTTTGGAATGTGCGGGCAGTCGGTACACGAAAGATTATCCAAGTTGGGAGTGATTCAAAAAGCTGAATTTACCGATGAAGATAAGGCCGCCATTGAAAGGGTTTATCAAAATGGGTTTCGCACTGGAGACGGGAGACTAGATCTATTGGCGGATTCTATTGGTCATCACAAAACAAATATCTGCCGAATTGCCAGAGCGTTGGGGCTAACCAACAAAAGCCGCAGACTATCTGAATCGCAATCGCGGCACCTTCAGGGCACTTGCTCTCAATCCAGACAAAAAAACGGGCATCCAAAGGGGATGCTTGGTAAATCACACACTCAAAAAGTTAAAGGCATCATCGGCGCACACTCCAAGGCCACTTGGCACGGACGAACACCACAACAAAACGCAGACATAGTTATGAGATCAATGAAAACGACACTTCGCAACGGCACACGCAACACCACATCACGCGCAAACGCATCTTGGAAAGCTGCATGGAGAGAGGTTGGAGATGTTCGTTTTTATGCTCGTTCCAGATGGGAAGCTAACTACGCCCGGTATCTTCAATTTTTGAAAGAACGTGGTCAAATTCTAAAATGGGAACACGAACCCGAAACTTTTTGGTTTGAAAAAATCATGCGTGGTTGCCGATCATACCTGCCTGATTTTCGAGTAACTATGATGGACGGAAGTATTGAATACCACGAGGTCAAGGGTTGGATGGACGCTCGTAGCGTCACCAAAATCAAGCGAATGAAAAAGTACCATCCGAAGATCAAGTTGCTTGTCTTCGATGGGAAATGGTACCGCGCCAACAGTCCTATTCTTTGCGGCATTGTTCCTGATTGGGAGCGTGAAAAATAACAGGCGCAAAAATCAACATCCTCGCACTCGAATAAAATGGCTTCTCTAAACAAGGTAATGCTCATCGGGAACCTCACCCGAAAACCAGAGGTCAGATACACACCAGCCGGGAAGGCAGTTTGTGATTTCAGTATCGCAATCAATTCAAGCTGGAAAACCGATTCGGGCCAAAAGCGCGAGGAGGTCACTTTCGTTGACTGTACCGCCTGGAACAAAACCGCCGAAATCATGGAGCAGTTCCTTGAAAAGGGATCACCGATCTATGTGGAGGGTAAATTGACAACGGAAACATGGGAGGATAAAACAACCGGCGCGAAAAAGAGCAAGATGAAGGTGACGATTGAAACCGTGCAGTTTCTCTCAGGCCCAAGGGAAGCTGGAGAACCACAACGGCGACAGGAAAGGCCCATTGCCGAACAGCTACGCCAGCGCAATCAGCCATCACCACCATGAAAGCCACCGACCTTTACGCCATCATCGAGCCCATGAAAGAGCGCGTCACCCTTCGGGAATGGCTGGTTCTAGTCACCGTGCTCGCGCATCCCGAGGGCATCGGCTCCAATGAGATCTTCAGGACAAATTGGTGTGGCCGCGAGGGCAGTATCCGCACCTCCTTAAATCGGTTTGCAAGGCTTGGTCTTGTAAGCCGAGAACTACGACCACAACCAAAGCATGGAAGACCGTTCATTATTTTCAAGCCGCTGCCGAAGGGTTTCAAATATCTTGGGTTGACCGAGTAGCCGAGTCGAGTAGCATTAAATCACTGTGTCGAAGCAGTAAACAGTATGATCAAAAACGCCCCCACCAATCAAGGAACCCGCTCATACCGGACTTCGACCCTTGATTGAGTGGGGGCGACCTGTTTTTATGAATCGTTCTCCCGCCTTCCAGTTCTACCCTGACAAATGGCAGTCACACACTCGCCGCCTGTCTGCCGAGTCCTACCGGGTATTCCACGAGCTGCTCTGCTGGATGTGGCAGCACTCGCCGGACTATTGCTCTATCGAAGCCTCGCCTGAAGCCGTCGCTTGTGCGCTCGCAATGCCAATGGAATGCGTTCGCATTGCCATCGCAGAGATTAACAATCCGTACGCACCCTTGATGCGACTCGAAAACGGCAGGTGGGTCTCTAATGGATTGAGGAAAGAGGCCGAAAAGCAGAACCAAAGGCGCAATAAGGCCCAGGCTTCTGCAAATTCCCGCTGGAACCAACACGCTCAACCCATGCAAGTCCCATCCGATGGCAATGCGAACGCATCAAAAACCGATGCGTTCGCATCCGGCGACGATGCGAACGCATGTTCTGAGCAATGCTTTCCTATTCCTTCTCCATCTCCACTTACTGTACCTAAAATAACAGAAGTACCCCCCCTACCCCCCAGCATCGACGAAAAGGGGCGAGAGAGCTTAGACCTTGAGGCGGAAGGAGTGGTTGAGAGCAAAACCCAATCGGCAAACCTCCCGACCTCCCCGCAGTCAAAGCGCATCGCCACCATGTTTCATCGCCGTCTGACAACGCCATGGACGCGCAACGAGAAGCACGCATACAAACAGCTTGGAACCATCCCTGAAGACGATCTGGCCGCCGTCGAGCGCTACTATTCCGAACTCTGGCCGCCTGACAGGGAAAAGAACATCCTCCGGCATGATCTCGTGACTTTCCTGCGGAACTTCCAAGGCGAGGTAGATCGGGCTCACAGCTACAGCCGGAAAGCCGCCAAGGAGCCGGTGAAGAGGGAATCAGAGTTTAGCGCCAACACCATCAAACGCCTGTAAAAAACAACTAAATCAAGATTGCAAAGCGTCTAGTTATCAACTAAATCAAGATCATGTTAGGAGAACTCAACAACAGCACGCTACTGGACACCTCTCGTTTCACAAGTAAGAGCGCCCGGCACTGCGTAAGGTGCGGTGCGAAATTCACCGCAATCGGACTCGTGGCATACTGCGAAGCCTGCGAGGTTGGCGGCATTCACCCGGCTAAGGACACCGAGTACACCGTCCGGTTCGATGAGTCTTGGCCAAAGAGGGCGCTAGCAGCGTTGGACAATGCTCACGGTCCGGCCATCGACAAGGCCAGAAGCCTGCTGCCTCACATCGTTCACGGAACCCTCGTTCTCACTGGAGACAGGGGGCGAGGTAAAACGGTAATGGCCGCATGGCTCGAATCCTGTCGCCAGAAATCAGGCAATCAGGCGGGAATCTACACCCGCGCTATGGATCTGTTCGAGTCCATCCAAGGCACATGGAGGCCAAACGCCACGGAGAACGAGGCGACAGTGAAACGCCGATACCGAACCGCGCCGTTTTTCGTGATCGACGAAGCCCAGGAGCGCGGGGAAGGTGATTGGGAACTTCGGACACTCGTGAACATCATCGACCACCGCTACGGCTCCATGCTGCCAACGATCATCATCGGCAACCTGTCAGACACCCAACTCGATAAATACATCGGTCCCTCGATCATCCGGCGAGCGAGAGAGGACGGCGGGCTAGTCGAATGCAATTGGAAGTCCTATGTTTAGACCGAACGAACAAGCTGACCCGCAGAATGGGCGGAGGAAATCTTCAACGAAGCAATAGAATATGGAACCAGAAAACACCACCGATACTACACAGAAGCCCATTCTGTCGGAGTCCAGCGCCTTGTTATGTGCCGGTTCCCGCTTTGATGGCCTGGGAGACAGGATGAAGCTCTATGAGGGAATCGAGGCTGACCGCCGGTTCATGCCGCTGGTGCCGATCCTGGCGAGGGTGGACGGGCGATGCTTCCACTCGTTCACGCGGGGTATGGCTAGGCCATACGATGAAACGATGTCGAAGATGATGACTGACACGATGCTCTATCTCGTGCGAGAAACCAACGCCTGCATGGGTTACACGCAGAGTGATGAAATCACGCTGGCGTGGCACTCGACTGACATCAAATCTCAAGTCTGGTTCGATGGCCGAATCTGCAAAATGGTGTCCCAGCTTGCCGCTCTAGCAACGCTACGATTCTATCGCGCCTGCGTGGAGCTAATGCCGAGTTACGCTGATAAACTACCGTCATTCGATGCCCGCGTGTGGCAAGTGCCGAATCGCACCGAAGGGGCAAACGTGTTCCTGTGGCGCGAATGGGACGCAACGAAGAACAGCATCAGTATGGCTGCGCAGTCAGTGTATAGCGACAAGCAACTCCACGGCAAGAACGGCGCAGAAAAACAGGAAATGCTCTGGCAGAAGGGCATCAACTGGAACGACTACCCGCCCCAATTCAAGCGGGGAACGTTCGCTCAACGCCGGACGGTGGTGAAGCCATTTAGCGCCGAAGAACTGGAAAAGCTGCCGCCGAAACACGCAGCGCGAAGCAATCCATTGCTGACTGTGGAGCGGTCCGAGTGGAAAACGCTCGAAATGCCTCCATTCGGCACCGTAGAGAACCGCGAGGCTGTCATCTTTGAAGGCCGCGAACCGACGTGCGGCAAGGCACATAACGACTCAATCCGAGCCACCGCGAGGAAATAAATATGGCTGACACGACAGATACTCTACGAGCGGTTGTTCTGCCGCTCTACGTCTGCAAGACATGCGGGCATGAATGGGACAACGACAGGTGGTATTGCGTGGCCTGTAACACGCCATACCGAATCCCGAACCCTGCTCGAAATGATGAGCCGAACGATTTAGCTCACGGCACTGCCGGGGGCGAGCAACAACCAAAAACACACTGACTCTATGGCTAAAAAATCGACATCTAAAACACGCAGCGCCCCGGCAGTTGACCGTGCAGCGCTTTGTTCGTCTGTTGACGTTCTTGCCGCGATTAAGTGGCTGGAGCAGATGAGCACAATGGCTCTCGCTGACACACTCATGGCGCTGGATGCTGGAAACCTTGCCGCCGCTCAAGCACACTCGGAGCGAATGAAACTGGCGGAGAATATGGTGCCGTGGCTCGTCGGCCCCTGCGACACCATGATCACTGCCCGCATCGAGTATCAGACGAACGCCCAAGATCAGCCATGACTGCCCTACAACAGACTCTCAAATCACCCCAAGACGCCGCAGGGCAGTCATTGGCTGCATCGCCTTGTTCGCTGCTTCTTGGTGATTGCCTCGAACGCATGGCGGAAATCCCCGCCGGGTCGGTGGACCTGACTGTCACAAGCCCGCCCTATGACAACCTGCGGACCTACAACGACACACTGGACGATTGGACGCCGGAGAAATGGCAGGCAATCATCCGCGAGTTGTTCCGCGTCACCAAGCAAGGCGGCGTGGTCGTGTGGGTCGTTGGGGATGCCACCATCAAGGGCAGCGAGACGGGAACCAGCTTCCGGCAGGCGCTGTATGCGATGGAGTGCGGGTTTCGGCTGCATGACACGATGATTTATTCCAAGTCAAGCCAGCCGCGTCAAAACGGCGTTCGATATGAGCAGCAGTTCGAGTTCATGTTTGTTCTGGCTAAGGGCAAACAGCGCAGGCGTGATCTGCTACGAGAGCCTGCGAAGAATGCGGGCAAAGTCGTCATGCGAACATGCCGAGACGACGGGAAAGACCATCTTTCGCGCTCATTGTCAGTCGTAGCCGCCGAAAAGATAAAAGGTAATGTCTGGGCCTACGGGAGCAAGGCAAACAACACGATCCATCCCGCCATCTTTCCCGAGGCCCTAGCCCGCGATCACATCCTAAGCTGGTCCAACCCCGGCGATACGGTATTTGACCCGTTCCTTGGCAGCGGCACGACGGGCAAGATGGCGCTCCTTGAGGGCCGCCGATTCATCGGCATTGAGCGCGACCCGGACTACTTCCGCGTGGCAAGCGAACGAATTTCTTCAGCGAACGTCGCCAGTGAGGCACCATAGGGGCGCGCTGGACGTGGCTATCAGGGCCGACAATGCCGCCCCTGTGGTTGCCTCCAGTGGCTTTGTTCTGCTCCGTTGGTGAAAATCTTCAAATAGTGCTTGCATCATAACCCGCTTGTGATAATATCTACCCATGATCGCCGCGCACTACAACGAACAATCAAAAACCCGCACTGAAATCCACGGCACCGCAAAGGATGCAATGAGCAGCAAAAAGACGTGGGAAAGCAAGGGTGGATACATCACGCTCCTCTACTGGATCACCAAGGGCGAAGATACCACCTGCGGCCTGGAAATAGCATCGCTCGGATGCCACAAAAAAAGCCAGCAACTTGCAGCATGAAGAAGGAACTCAAGAAATACCTCGCTGAGATCGGAGCCAAGGGCGGCAAGGCAAGCCGCCGCAAGATCACACCCGAACAACAGGCCGCAATGCAGGAAGCTCGAAAGGCCGCAAGACTCCGCAAGGAGCAGAACGTCCAAGCGCAGGGACCGCGAATCCAAGACCCATGAAGACACTACAGACAGCCCCGAGCGGTTCCCTGCCGCTCCTTGTTCGACGTTGGTGGAGGATCATTTACCGCGTGGAGTGGGACAAACGCGGCCACTGGATCGTGAGCCGCAAGAAGGACCACGCTCACCACCTCTGGTTCATGATTGGCAGGTGCGAAAGCGATGATGGAATCTCAATCTTCCAACTGGTCATCGGCCCTCTTGGAATAGCCGTGGGCTTGACGCCGAACGCTTCGGATCAGCTACCGCGCCCATGAAGACTCTCGAACTCGAAACAGACGCGATGGCGCGGTTAGCTGCATCCGATTGTTCGGCATTTCGGTGTATTGTCGCTGACCCGCCGTGGAATGTGAAACGCGGTGCGCCACAAGGCAGGCCAGCGGGCGTGCAACTCGCCAGTGAACCGCTACCGTATCCGACAATGAGTGTGGACGAAATCTGCGCTCTGCCCGTGAAGGGCATGGCAGATAAAAACGCGCATCTCTACCTGTGGACGATAAACCGATACCTCGAAGATGCCTACCGCGTGGCGCGGGCGTGGGGATTCGCCCCTAGCACGATGCTAGTGTGGGCAAAGACTCCGAAGGGAATCGCCCTTGGCGGAACATACGCGCTCGCCACGGAGTTCTGCCTGTTCGCGAGACGGGGAACGCTGGCAGCGCATCACCGCGAGGAAAGCAACTGGTGGCACTGGAAGCGCGGGCCACATAGCAAGAAGCCAGAGGAGTTTCAGAACATGGTGGAGTCGGTATCACCCGGCCCATACTTGGAACTATTCGCCCGGCGGAAACGGCACGGCTGGGCTTCGTGGGGCAACGAAATCGCCAACGACGTAGAAATGCCGAACGTTTCGGATCAGACACCGCGAACCCAGGACGTGGCAAATACGACAGATAGCCTAGAGCGGTTGTCTGCATCCGTTTTGTTCGGGCTCTTGTTGTTGGTGGGTTTCATCTCGGGACCTTCTTCAGTGGGCGCTCAGGAGACGCCAATAGATCATCCACGGCCTGCGGAGTCACATAGGACAACTGACAAGATGGACAATACTGGCAATCCGATAATCCTGGGCAATGAAGCTGAGCCTCGATTGGAGGCTCTTTCAGCAGACACCTATGGCAAAAGTGCTTTTGGGTCTTTCGGTGAACCATCGCCCCAGACTTCGGGCACTGCTCATAGCGCTCTCGAATCCTCACTGACCGATCAAGTGGGTTCTCTTTCAGGCGGCGAGCGAGCCAGTGAATCCACAATGCAAGCGAGGCGGCTATCGCCCACGGGATTTGTGCTGCTGGGCGTGATAGTTCAGTTGCTATTGATGGCAGCAACGTGGTCAAACGTGGTTCCGGTAGAGCACCCCAAGTGGCTGTCGCTAAATATCCGATATACAGCAGTAGCAGTGCTGATAACGATGCTACTACAACCTTATGTGCTGTCTCTGGTATCATCACTGGAGTCTAGTGGCGCGCTGATTCATTGCCCGAACGCCCAAAGTGAGGCACAGAGCCCCGAAAAAAGATCATGAATACTGAACCAACTACCGCCGGGGCTCTGTTGCCTCCACTGCCTTGTTCGGCATCTTCCGTGCATTTCTCTAGCGCGTCCGATGACTGGCCGACTCCACAAGACTTCTTCGACCGGATGAACGCCCTGCATGGACCGCTGGAACTCGACGTGTGCGCCTCTCCGACAAACGCCAAATGCCCGCGCTACTACACCCGCGACGATGACGGGCTGGCGCAACCGTGGGACGGCAAATGCTGGATGAACCCGCCATACGGAAGGGCAATCGGCCAGTGGATGAAGAAAGCCTATGAGGAAAGCCAACGCGGGGCGCTGGTGGTCTGCCTCGTCCCTGCGCGGACGGACACAGCATGGTGGCACGACTACGCGACGAAAGGGCAAGTGACCTTCATTCGTGGACGGCTCAAATTCGGGGGGCATGTGAACTCGGCACCATTCCCCAGCGCGACCGTTGTATTTCTGCCGAACGATGCGGATCAGGCGACGGCGAGCGGGAAGCGTTGATTTCACGACAGATGAGCTACGAGCCGTTGCCTGCATGTGATGGTTCTCCGACGATTTACCCCAGACATCCAACAACTATGAGAACGATAAACCCATACTTCAGTGCCGTGCGCCGTGCGGATAAAATCATCGGCGATGGTCTGCGAGCAAAGGCACGCAGACGGAAACACAACGAAGGTGCTCACGACTACCTCAACGGAACGCACAGTTACAAGCTGACCGGAAACCAGAAGGAGCTTGGCGAGGAAATGGTGATGACGGGAAGGCAAGCCAAGGCACAAAATGAAGTGCTGATGGAAATCTATCGCGAAGACATTCGAGCGGAGATCGACGCGGGTGTGAAGTTCGGGCAAACGGTGTCCGTGCTAAAACGCTGGGTAATCGTGGAACGCCATGTTTCGGAGAACGTCTCGGATCAGGCGACGGCGAGCAAATGACTACCATGGACACGACAGACCAGCCCCGAGCCGTTGCCTGCATCCGATTTGTTCGCCTTTGCTGCGGACAGGCCCATGATGGCCCCACCTGCCCAGATGGGAAAGTGATGTGCTGCCTTTGCTTTGATCGATTTGAGGTATCGAGTCTGAATGTTACCGAAGGCGGGACGCCAGAGAATGTATGCAAAGAATGCGCTGAGATGGAGGCGAACAATAAGCTCGGCAACGAGCGAGCCTAAGCGAGTCCGTTTGCCGCAGCGCCACGGTTCGCCTTGACTTTGAGACGTTTAACCCGCTTTTCAGACCATGCCAGTATTGAAAAACCCCAAGTATGAAGCCTTCGCGCAAGCTTTGGCCGAGGGCATGTCAGGTTGTGCCGCTTACAGGCAGCATGTGGCCGAGGTAGGCACCAAAACAGACGCTTGCATGACAGGAGCTTCAAGGCTTCTCGCAGACGAAAAGGTTTCGCTAAGGGTCTCAGAATTGAGAAAAAGCTTTCACGAAGTGCTTGAGCAGAAGCTCGGCGTTCGGCAGGAAACCATTGCCAGGTTCCTCGTGGCCTGCATGGAAACACCGGTCGAGGAGGTTGCCGAGAACTCGCCTTTAGCGCAAGAGGTGAAGCGATCGAGGAAGTTCGTCGGCAAGGGTGAGGATGCCGAAGAGTGGGAGGTTGAGCAGGTGAAAACGCCCTCCAAACTCGATGCCGCGAAGGAATTGAACAAGATGGCTGGATGGTATCAGCCCGATAAGGTCGAGCACTCAGGCGACGAGAAGCTACTTGCTGCGCTGGCGGCAATCAAAAATGTAACGCATGGGTAACGCATGAGTGAAGAACTCTTCGACCTCCTGAAAGACCGCGAGTGGCGGCTCAACAACCTCTACGTCATTCTCATCAACGGCGGGCCTGCTGCGTTCGTGCCGCGTCCTGAACAGTTGGAATACCGGCACAATCGGCACGCGCGAAACTTCATCCCGAAAGCTCGAAAGCTCGGCGTCAGCACCGAAGTCGTGCTCGAGAACGGCGACGACTGCGTTTTCAACCCGAACTTCAAGGCCGCGATCATTGACGAAACGGAACCGGCAGCGTGGGAGAAGCTCGAGATTTTCCGCTTTGCCTGGGTGAATGGGCCAAAGCATCCAAACCCGAAGATTGCGGCGCTGTGGCTGCTCATCCACGAGGCAAACGAACTGCTGACCGACAACAACGGGGAACTCGCTTGGCACAACGGATCGAGTTTTCAGGCTGGAACGTCGTTCACTGGTCGCACGCCGCAACGCCTGCACGTCTCCGAGTTCGGCCCGATCTGCGACGCGAGCCTTGAGAAGGGGCGGAAGATCCGGCGCGGCTCGATTAACGCCGTTCTGCCGCAAGACATCGTGACCGTGGAAACGACCATGCGCGGCGGGCGAGTTGGGCCCTGTTACGAGCTTTTCAGGCTGTCCAAGGAAGCATGTGGCAAGCCTCTGTCTGTCGCGGACTGGCGGCTTCACTTCTTCCCGTGGTGGAATCACCCTGATTACCAACTCGAAGGCTTCAAGCCTACGGACGTGACAGCCAAGTACTTCGCCGAACTGGCAGCGGAGGGAATCAACCTTTCGGACGCGCGCAAGGCGTGGTATGAGCGCAAGAAGCGCGAGCAGGGCGAAGACATGCTTCAGGAGTTCCCGAGTACGATCGCGGAGTGCGACAAGGCCGTGGTCATGGGTGCAATCCTTCCCCAGATTGCCGCGATTCGAGCGCAAGGCCGCGTGCGAGAGTTCCCGGTTGAGGTCCATTTGCCCATGTTCGTGTCGGTGGACTGCGGCGGCGACACGCTTTCGGCGTGGCTTTCTCAGCCAGGGAGGCGCGACGTGAACCTTTTGGACTGGTCCGGCACCGACGGCGGCGGTTCTGCCGGCCTCGCTGCGCAGGTGGCGAAGTGGGAGGCTGCATACGGGCGGGTTGAGAAGATTTTCCTTCCCCACGATGCCGACTCGAAGGACAAGGGGAGCGCTAAAACTTTCAAGGCTCAACTCATCGAGAGTGGGATTGCGGCAAATCGGATCGTGGTCGTGCCTCGCATCCCGAACGTATGGACGGGCATCGACTATATGCGGCGTCACCTACCGAAATGTTGGTTTCACGCTCGATGCGACAAGGAAACGGTCCTGGCTGACGAGACGCTGCCTTCTGCGGTCGGAAGACTTGAGAACTACCGGCGCGCCATGAACAAGGCAACGGGAGCATTGCAAGAGCATCCACTGAAGGACGGCGTTTGCGATCACTGCGCCGACAGCCTGCGGACGCTTTTCGAGGCCGTGGAGCACGGACTGGTGCCAACGATGCCGTGTGCTGACGCCAAGGTTCACCCGTTGGACCGCGAGGACGAGGACGACAGGCCGCGCAACCGGCAGAAGGCAAAGTTTGCATTTCAGGGGTGGAGGCGATGACACCTTTCGAGCAAGCCTTGAAGCTCTACGGCTACGAAACGACCGATTTCGAGCACGATCTTGCCGCGCATATCGTTTCCGGCTATGTCGTCTGCACGCCGGAAGCGATCGCTTTCGCCCGTCCAGTTCGCCGAGATTGGAAGCCTGACCGTTTCCGCGACATCTCCGACGTGGAGCCGCTCGAATCGGCGGATTGCTGGTTCCTCTGGCTACTGTGCGGCAAATTGGAGGTCGCTGCTCGCTGGTTGCCGCGTCCTTTGCCCTGGCTGGGATTCGCTCGACGTGGGAAGGCGGTCAAGTTTCTGGCGTGGGAGCGGTTTGCAAAAGCCGTTTGACAATCGCCGAGTTAATCCGCCTAGACTCTCCATGAGTCACCCTTACCCAAGGCACATTTACGGCGGCAACCTCTATTTTGGCGGCGGCCCAGGTCCAGTGGCGCCGCCTGCGCCCGCTGCAACTCCTGCGGCTCCTGCGGCTGATACGGAAGCAGCCAAGGCTAAGACTTCAATGCAGGCCAAGCGGCGCATTGGTGGCGTCGATACGCTTCAAGGTGGCGTGCTCGGTGCCATGGCTCAGCAAGGCAAGGCGAAAACCCTCGGAGCTTCCGGCAGTTACACGGGCGAACCATGAACATCGAGAAAATCACAGTCGAAATCCGCCCTTGGTATCCAAATCCGAGAACGGCTGAATTTGTCACTACGACGACATATCGAGGCGAGGCGTTTTCCACGTCTGAGCTTGTCCCTGAAAACGACACGGTGACGCGGTTGGAACAATTGTTGGAAAACGCCAAAAGGAAAATAGTCCAGCATTACAAATGAACGAGCCTCCACAAAAGCCCGCCGATTCAGGCCGCGCGCTCAAGATCGTCCAGCGCTGGCAGGCGATGCAGTCCGATCGCGCCCCCTGGATGAGCACTTGGCAGGAAATCGCCGAGTTGATGGCTCCCCGTTGCGCCGGCATCTCGTCCAAGTCGGAAACTCCCGACACGACGAAAGAAGGCATACTATTCGACACGACGGCAGGCGACGCTTTGATGACGCTCGCGGGCGGTTTGATGTCGTGGACGATGCCAGTCAATGAGCCGTGGTTCAATTTCGAGCCTGTTCGCGAAATGCGCGGCGTTGATCGCGTGAAGCGGTGGACGATGGATTGCTCCGAACTCGGGCGCGAATACATGTCGCACTCCAATTTCTACACCGAGAGTCACGAGGATCTTCTCGCGCACTGCAGCGTTGGCACTTCGGCGATGTACTTTGGCATTGAAGATGGTCGCATGCGTTTCGAGGCGCTTTCGACGGGCTCTTACTGCATCGAGGAGAATCCTTTCGGCGAGGTCGATACGCTTTACCGGGAATTTGAGTGGACGGTTGAGGATGTCGTCGCCTACTTCGGGCGCGAGAATGTCAGCGCGGAGACGGCCAAGCGTTCCGACGACGACCGCGCCAAGCATCAAAAGATCAAGATCATCCATGCCGTTTACCCGCGTCCAGCTTCGGAGCGGCCAGACAACCAACTGGCGAGGATGGCGGGATGGGGCAAAGCGTTCGCCTCCTGTTACGTCGAGGCGAATCAAAAGCACCTGTTGCGCGAGTCTGGCTTCGATTACTTCCCATTCAGCGTGGGGCGCTTCCTGAAGTGGACGGCACTCGAAGGCAAGACGGCATACGGCTACGGCCCTGGGTTTGCTGCGCTGCCTGACACTCGGCAAATCAACTTCCTGCAAATGATCCTCGATTGCGAGGCGGAAAAGAGAGTCCGACCGCCCATGATCGCTGACGAGCAGATGGAGGGCGAGTTGATCCTGTCGGCGGGTGGGATGAACTACATCCGCACGGGCATGTTTGAGCCGAAACCAATTGCGGTCGAGGGCAATTACACAATCGGCGTGGATCGCTACAAGCTCCGGCAAGAGATGATCCGCGCCAAGTTTCACGCAAATCTCTTCAACATGTTCGAGGGCCTCGACGGCATCAGGACCGCGACGGAAATCAACGAGCGTGCTGCGGAGAAGATCACGGCGATTACGCCTGCATTCTCCCGCCAATCGAGCGAGAAACACACGCCCATGCTTCAGGCCATGTTTTCGATGTGGATGGAAAACGGCATGCTGCCGGAACCTCCGCCAGAAGCCATTCAGCCCGTCAGCGAGTTCATGGGCTTCGTTCCTGCCCCCGTCGTCACCTTCTCGTCTCGTCTCGCTCTTGCCATCCGCAACCTGCGCAACGTGCAGGCTGACCGACACATTCAGCGCATTGTCTCGATTGCTCCACTTCGCCCAGAGGTCATGGAGGCATTCGATTGGGTGGCATGGGCGCGCGGCTCGGCAATGGACGCCGGGGTATCTACTGACTACATCCTGCCGGAAGAAGTCGTTCAGGCCAAGCTACAGGCTCAGGCTCAGGCGCAAGCTGCGGCTGCACAAATGCAGATGGTCGAGCAAGGCGCGAAGGCTGTCGGCGCGGTCGGTGGCATGGAAGGACTGCAAAAAATGGCTCAAGCATGAAGGACCAAACGCCACAACGCCCTGATTTGAACCTCGCGCAGGACTTCTCTCGTGGGAATGAACTGCATATTTACGAGTTCAATGAGCAATCCACCCGGTTCAAGACTGCCGCCGACATCCGGCGCGCATACGCCGAGGGGTTCACCTGCTTCCTGTTCAAATTCAAGTTCCACGGTCGCAAGTTTGAGGATCGGCAAGCGCTCCCTCCTGGGGCGGGCTTCGATGAGACTGACGCCTTCGAGATGGGCGAGTACGCCTATGACCGCTTTCTTGCGACGGTCGCCAAACTCGCGGAACAGGAACGCACCGGAAGGCGGGAGGTGATTCGCGGGGAGGTGATTCGCGATGACTGAGGCCGACGCAAAGCGCACTGACCGGCAAGCAGCGGTGACGGCGGCATGGGCTGAACTGGCGCTAAACAAGTCGTTCAAGGTCGTGTTTGAGGATGCGCAGCTACGCTTTGGTATGCTGTCGCCCTCGTTCGTCGCGACGGATGGCTACAACACGCACGCCGCCGCCGTTCGCGACGGCCAGAAAGAAGTGCTCAGAGATTTTGCCCGCCGCCTTTGCCTGGGTCGCGAGCGATTGGAGGACGAAACGACTCCGCAGAAACCAACGCAGGCAGCATAACCAACCATGAACATCACCATCAAAAGCGGCATCGTCTCGAAGGACGGCGAGGAAATCGGCCAGATCGTCGGCGACGAATGTATTTCGTTCCGAGTCATTGGCCCCACGGTCAAGGCAGCGATCAATAAGGCGCACGGCTCGAAGCTGCGGCACACCATCAAAGACCAAGACAATGAGCAGAACCAAAAAGCGCCCATATCGCCAAAGCCGGAGATTCGACAAGACGTGCAGGAATCACGGGAATTGCCCATGGTGCCAATCGAACAGGCTCCACAAACACCGACGCAGGGAGCCGTTACCGTAGCCTTCGGCCTGCCTCGACTCCTTGCGCTGGCTGACGCAGGCAAGATCCCGACGCCTCCTTTGCATCACCCGGCAATGGGCGACAAGGCCCCCGATTTCGTCGCGTGGTTTCAAACTCACGCCACGCCTGACGAGGTGAGTGCCAAATACCCGCCGACTCGGCGCATTCCTGCGAGCTTCGCGGACTACGAGCGCGCGGAGAAAGAGCGGCTCAATCGGAAGCTCAAAGGGGAGAAGAAGGACACGGCACCAAGCCAAGATTTCGCAGACGCAGACGAGGAATAAACCAACCCACCAGACACTATGTACATCAAGAACAGATTCATTTTCGGAGAAGAGGGCGGCGACGGCGGCAGCAACGGAGGCGGGCAAACGCTTCTCGGCGGCGCAGCAGGCGCGGCGGATGACGGTCAACAGCAGCAGCAAGGCGGCGAAGGCGAAGGCGTGAAGGCATACGACTTCCGCTCGTCTCTCGGCGAGGACGGCAACTTCCGGCAGGGATGGACGAACGACCTGCCCGACGACCTGAAGGCCGCAAACGCCATCCTTGGCAAGTATCCGAATCCAACCGAGATGGCGCGCGGACTGGTGAACGCCAACAAGCTCATCGGTCAAAAGAGCACACTCAAGGCCCCGGCTCCAGATGCCAAGCCCGAAGAGGTCGAGAAGTTCAACGTGCAGATTCGTGACGTGCTCGGCGTTCCTCAAAAGGTTGATGACTACAAGCTCGAAAAGCCCGCCTCGATTCCCGAGGGACTCACCTGGAACGAGGAGAAAGCGGCAGATTTCGTCAAGCTGGCGCACTCGCTGAACATTCCGCCGCAGGCTGCGCAGAAGATCGCGGAATGGCAAATGGCGAACATGGGCGACGCCGTGAAGCAGGGGCAGGCTCAGATTGACGCCTGGGTGCAAGGCCAGCAAGCCGAACTGAAAAAGGACTGGGGCAACGACTATGACGCGAACTTGGGCAAAGCTGCACGCGCGGCACAACTCGCCGGCTTCGACCTGAACGACGGAGAGCTTGCGAACAACGCAAAGTTCGTGAAGGCCATGCTCACTGTTTCCAGTTTGATCAAGCCGGACGCTGTTGTGGGCGCTGACAAGACAGGCATCCCGCTCGATGGCGCGGCACAGGCTGAAGACATCCGGCGCAATCCGGCGAATCCTTGGCATGCCGCCTACAACGGCAAGGAAGGGCCTGCACGCCAGAAAGAGGCTCAGGCGTTGATGATGCGGCTTCAGGGTATCAAGGAGGATGCGGCGTGAGCCTCTTCATAGACAACCTCATTGCCATTGCCGAGGCTGAGCTTGGCGTGAAAGAAGTCGGCACGTCGAATCGCGGTCCTCGCGTTGACGACTACCAACGGGCTACTTGGCTGGAACAGAAGGATTGGGGCGCGTGGTGCGCTGCTTTCGTGTGCTTCTGCGTCCGTGAGGCTCTTGCGAAATCCAAGTTGAAGGAAACCGCTGGATTCAAGCGCCCTCTAACGGCTGGCGCTTTTGACTTCGAGCGCTGGTCTCTAGCGCAAGATTCGTCCACGCAAACCCGCAAGCCAGCAGGTTCCGACATCAAGCGCGGCGATCTGGTCATTTGGTCCTTTTCGCACATCTCTATTGCTCTAGGTTCACCCGACAAGCAGGGGAATATCATCACGCTCGACGGCAACTCAAACGCGCGCGGTTCACGAACTGGCGGCATGGTCTGCACTGTGACTCGCCATATTTCCAAGGTCCGGTCACGTATCCGATTCACGATTTGACTCGAGTATCCTTCTGTCGGCGGCGCTTTTCCGCAAGATCGCGGGCTAGTCTTGCCGTCTTGGCTTTGTGACATGGGTGACAAAGTGTCTGATAGTTCGATAGGTCGCAGAGACCGCCGCCATTCACGACTTCGAGAATGTGGTCCGCGTCCCATGCGGTTGAGCGTCCGGCCGTCCAGCCTTGCCGCTGATGCGGTCCCATTAGGCGCAGGATTTCAGCCTCCTTCTTGGCCGCGATTTTTTTGTAGCTCTCCTTGCCGTCCTTCGCGCAGTCTGGCCACATTGCGGCGCGGGCTATGCGGTGCCAGTCATGCACCTGCTCGCGTGGAACCGTGAGGGCAATTCTCCTCTCCTCGCGCTGTTCGAGCCAGATGAACAGCCGCCAAGCCTCCTTGCGGGCTATCTTCCACGCCATGAATTCCGCCACAGAATCGCATCCGCAGTCTGCGCAAATGCCTTTGTCGCGTTTCTTGAGGAGTTGGCGAATGTAGCCAGGATCATTCTTTTCCCGCCACTGGTCCACGCATGCACTGCTGAACCACGTTTGACGCGGAGGCTTGGGGATCTGTCCACACCCGCACGAGCAGACCGTCATGCCATCGGCGTTCTTGAGTCGTTTGGCAGATTCTCGGCGCTTTGTGCTCATTGTGTCTTGCGGGTTCAAGGCGGGGTGATTAAAATAGCATCAATTCTGCGTGCTTTTGTGCTGTCGTCACACCGCAACGAGCTTGAGCGATGGCGAAGTATCCGGCGTCCTGCTCCATGCCGATGAAGTCGAAGCCTTCGAGCGCGGCGGCTTTGCCCGTGCTGCCGCTGCCCATCCATGGGTCGAGCACCGTGCCGCCCGGTGGCGTGATGAGTCGGCAGAGGTAGCGCATGAGCGCGATGGGCTTGACCGTGGGGTGGTGGTTCTTCGAGGGATTGAAGGGGCGGTTTTCACGCTCCGGCACGGCGGCACCATCGCCCTGCCAATCGTGGCGCTCCTTGGCGGAGACCTTGGCGGCGTAGAAGAAGCGCGCTGTTGTGTCAGGAAACAGCCCCGTCACGTCGTCGCTGCCGTCGTGGATCAGGTTGGCGGGCCAGCGTCCTTTGTCAAGATGTGTGATTTCACATACCCCATGAAGACCTGCGCCGTAAATACCATGCCCTTTGCCTTGGGGTTTGCTGCCTTTCGCGGTCCCCCCTTCTACACCCACCCGGCACCCGTCCACATTCAGCGCCCCAGTGTGCCACTTGAGCACGTTCGCCGCGACGGTGCCCTCCAGCGGCTTCCGCGCCAGCGTGATCGGCTCCAGCGCGGGTTTCAGCGCCGTGCCCCAGCCGTCCCACTGCTGCGCGGCTTCGGTGGCTGGGGCGGTTTCAGGTATGTCTATTGTGACTTGTTTTGCACCCTGCCCGTATGCTCCGCACCCTTTTGCATCGTCAGAGTCTTTCCCACCACGGGACAAAGTGTTGAGGTTCTCACCACCTTTCGCTTTCCGAGTTCCCACCACCTCACGCTCCGCCCCAGCCATCTTGTCCAGCGCCTTCCCCACATCGAGCGATTTGGGGAATCCCGAACCGTAGCACCACATGACTAGGTCACGGATCTCAAACCCGGCGAGGCGTAAGCCGAGTGCCACCAAGTCCTGCGTCCGTGTCCCGGCGAAGGCGAGTAGATGCCCGCCCGGCTTGAGCACACGCAGGCACTCGCGCCACTGCACGGGCTGCGGGACAAAGGCGTCCCACGTTTTGCCCATGAAGCCGCTCTTGCTTTTCACGTCGTGGTGCCCGGCTTCGATCCAGTCGCGCAGCATGGCGAGCGCATCGGGTTCTTTGCCGAGGCCATAGGGCGGGTCGCACACGATGGCGTGGACGCTGTTGTCCGGCATGGCGCGGAGCAGGTCGAGGTTGTTGCCGTGGAGTAGTGTCATTTTCAGCATATCGTTGGTCGGTTAATCACGACAAGCGTTTCGGGGTAAATGCGGCCCGCGAGCGAGCGCGTTCTGATTCCATTGCTACATGGTAATCAGCCATGATTGGCGGCGGCACTTTTACCACGCCGTCCACCGTCTCGGGGTCGCAGCCATGCGTATGATGCAGCACCGCCAGCGTCTCGCCGCTCATGCCGAGTTTTGCGACGAGTTTCGGGACGTGCGTCTTAGCTTTCTCCAGCAATGCCTCGAACATGGCTACTTCGCGGTCCAATACTTCAACGATGTCCGGCAGTTCGGGGCGCTTCTGGCATTGGGCTGGCAGATCATCCCAGCGCACTAGCTCACGACTTCTACCGCACCAAAGGCATTCGCAGTCACGCCACGGGCCAGCGAAGTTGTGCGCCCCAGGATTGTCGCGGATGTGCTGCGTGTGATAAGCGAAATAGGCTTTCATTACCTCATCCTTGGCGTCTGGATGATCGCGAAAATACTTCTCCGCAATAGGGCGAAGTTGGCGCTTTGGCCTCAAAAAGCCAAAAAAGAGACAAAGCCAATCGCGGCAGCGAGTAAATAAAATGGCAATCATGGGGTCAAGAATCAGGACAAAGAAAAAGCCCGGTCGTGCGTGGAGGCGACCGGGCTTCTTGCTCTGAATAAACTCGGATCACTCCGGTTCCACGCAGAGCAGACTCTTTCGAGTCGCCGGATTCTCCCACATTCAAGAATCGGCGCAAGTTTTAATTTGATGTTCGCGCCAAGGCCACCGCCTAACCCAAACAACAAACCCGCTTCCAGTGATGGAAAACGGGCTGCTGTTTGAGGCTTAGAACACCTCTGAGGTAGCCGAAGTTTTCCCCATTGGCAAACTAAAACTCGCGGAGGCAATTCGCCTGCAACAAACCTGCAACATAATGAAGGACTTGCAGTTCTGCCGCATGGGTAGCCGCATCCCTGCCAGCAAGTGCGCCCGCAACCATACCCGCAACATAAGGAGAAAGGCTTGAAGGAGAAAGGCTTGATGAAAAAGACACAATGACGAGTTTTAATTTGACATTCATCCCGCTAGTCCATCAAATCGGCGTCAGAGTCAGAACGGCCAGCGATGGCACCCGTTCAAACCAGTAGCGGCCTTCCTATGGAGATACCCGCGAGAGGACAACAATCCCGGCAATCAGGACTCGTGATCGCCAATCTCGCAATCAACAATCTCCATTACGGCTATGTCCGCACTCACCTCCTACTACGAAACCGAGTTCTCGAAAAATTGGGAACTCAAAGCTCAGCAGAAAGATTCCCGCCTCGGCATGGCGGTCACTCAAACCACCATCACCGGCAAGCGTCGCAAGTTCAACCAGCTCGACAACGGCTCGATGACTGAAGTAACGACCCGCAAGGGCGACACTCCAGACGGCGACTCGACCGGCTCCGAATACTGGATCTACCGGCGCAAATTCGAGCGCGTCATTGTCTGGGACGAGGACGACGAAATGCAGCTCGGCACCATCGCGCTTCCTGACAGCGAGGAAAATCAGTCCCTCGTCAATGCCTCGAATCGCACGAAGGATGACGTGATTATCTCCGCTTTTGACGCTACTCGCTACATCGGCGAGGACGGCACCACCACCGACGCTTTCGATACCGCCTATCAGGTGGCGGTCGATTACGTCGCCAGCGGTTCCACGGCGAACAGCGGTATCACCGTTGCGAAGGTTCTCCAGGCGAAGAAGATCCTCGATGAAGGCGAAATTGACGACGACGACCGCTATTTCGCGATCTCGGCTCAGCAGTTGCAAGACATGCTCCTGCTCACTCAGGTCACGAGCGCGGATTACGCGAGCGTCAAGGCACTTGTTGAAGGCAAGGCCGAACGCTTCGCCGGGTTCAACTTCATTCGCTCTGAGCGCCTGACGCTGAACAGTGGAACCGACGTTCGCACCTGCTTTGCCTGGGCCAAGTCCGGCATCAAGTTCGCGGATGGCGGTCGAAACACGCATATCGACATGCTCCCCGGCCGCCGTCACTGCAAACAGCTTCGCGGCGTCTATCGCTGCGGCGCTGTTCGCACTGAGTCGCCCCGTGTCGTTCGCGTCTATGCGGACGAAAGCCCGTCATAATCTGAACTCGGCGGGAGGCGTCAAAACCTCCCGCCACTTCCCTTTTCACTCACTCAAACAATTCATTCCTGAACCGTTATGGCTTCCGTTTACACTACCTTCGCAACCGCTCAGTTGGCCGCTCTGTCCGACATGAGCCAAGCTCCAAATCAAAAACAGGCGGGCGGCAATCTGCACGTCATTCAAGTCAGCAAGACGGCATACACTGCTGCGACCGCTGACCCTCTCTACCTCGTGCGACTGCCGAAAGGCGCTCGCGTGATTCCGCAACTGTGCCAAGTCGATCATACCGACCCTGGCGATGCCTGCACGGGCACCGTTGGCTACATCTACGACGACGCGACCGGCGACGCTGACGGCTACTCCACCGGCCTTGTGCTCGGCGGCTCGGCTGGCTTCGAGAACTTCGCGACCACGTCGGGCGCGGCAGGTATCACGCCTGTTACGCTGACAGATGACGCCTGGGTCTATGTGACCTGGGGCACCGTCACGAACGGCGCGTCGCACTCGCAGACCTGGACGATTGTTTACAGTCTCGCCTAAGTCCGTCAATTTGTCGCTTGGTTGGTGACATCCTCGCCCCGTCGTCCTTTGCTCATTGGGGCGGCGGGGTTTTTCACAATGAGATTTGAGCCATGACGAAAACCGAAATCTGCAACCTTGCCCTGTCCCTCGTCTCAGCCAATACGGCGACCGACATCGACACGGATTCGACTCCTCAAGCGGAAGCAGTTCGGCGTTGGTTTGCCCCTGCTCGTGACGAGTGCCTCGCGTCACACCCCTGGAACTTCGCCATGAAGCGCGGTTTCCTGACGCTGACATGGACCTACTTTTCAGGCGTGGCACTGGCAGATGCGGGCGCAAGTGACGAAATTCGCGTGACTGCCACGGCTCACGGACTCTCGACTGGCGACCGAATCCACATTCAAGACGTGGGAGGCGTTCCGGCTGCAAATGGCACTTGGCGAATCACGGTAATCGACCCTGACACCTTCGACCTCGACGGCTCGGTGTTCTCAGGAGCGCACATAAGCGGAGCAGGCGAGTGGATTCTCGCGCCTCTGCACGGCTGGGGGTATCGCCATGCCATCCCTTCCGACTGCCTGCGCGTCGTGCGCGTCAATGGCGAGGACGGCAACGAGGAGGATTCAGCGCCCTATGCCATCGAGGCGGGTTACATCCTGTCCGACGACATCGAGCTTGAACTCACCTACGTTTACCAGCACACGACCGTTACGACCTGGACGCAGGACTTTATCAACGCCTACGCCTTCCTTCTCGCCTCCTACATCGCTCCCGAAATCATCAAGAGCACAGAGCGCGGTGAACAGATGCGCCGACAGTTCGAGGGCATCATCGGCCCGCAGGCTCGCAGGAATGATGCGCGTGCCGGGAAGGGTCGAGTTCTCCAACCGTCCTACGATTCCGACATGATCCGAGCGCGACGCGGCCAGATTTCCACCCGATGAACTCGCTTCACGTCAACTTTAACGGCGGTCTCTACTCCCCCCTGATTGAGGGGCGTGTTGATTTCGAGCAGTATCGCACCGGCTGTCTCCAGCTTGAGAACTTTGTCATTCGTCCCTACGGCGGGGCATTCAAGGCGCCGGGGACGCAATACCTCGGAGAAACGAAGGACTCGACCAAAAAAAGCCGCTTGTTTCCCATCCGTGTTTCCCGCCTTGAAAACTACCTGCTCGAAGTCGGCGAGGGTTACATTCGATTCTGGCGTGAGGATGAACCGGCTTACCTCCAGATCAAAAGCGATTACTCGGTGGTAGCGCACTCGACGGCGACGACCTACTATCTCGGCGACATCGCCTCAGACAGCGGGACGAATTACCTGCGCGTCGGCAATGACGCGGCGACTGATTCGAGCTTCGCGACGGCGCTCGCGGCTGGCTACTGGCACGCGCTGACGGGATCCATTATCGAGTGGCCGAACGATTACGACGAGGACGAGCTAAACGACATCCAATTTCAGCAGATCAACCGCCTGCTGATCCTCGTCCATCCGAATCATCCGCCGCTGCTTATCGAGTCCGTTCCGGTCGATTCGCTCTCCTCGAACTTCATCCGCAATGCTGCATGGAGCACGGCGACGACAACGGCTCTAACCTACTCGTTTCTTGTTGGTGTGGCGAAATACACCTTTCCACCTCTCAAGGAGCACGAGCTTTCACAAGAGAGCGGTTACACCGTGACGCTGGCGTTTGATCATCTGGCGTGGGCAACAACAACAGGCTACGCAGTCGGCGACATCCGCACGCAAACGAGCGTCGCTTATTACTGCCTCGTAGCTCACACGTCGGGCACGTTCGCAACCGATCTTGCGGCGAATAAATGGCGCGTGGCTACCGGCCAGGAGATTGAATACAAGATCACGGCAAGCGATTCAGACATTTTCACGGCGCTCAGCGTTGGGGATGGCTTCATCATCGAACCCGCTCTCTATCAGGGGGCGTCGAGCGCAACGCGTGCCATATCGCAAACTCTCAACTTGGATGCTGGAGCATTCGGGCCAACGCGGGAAATCTTTATTCAGGGTGGATACATCGTCACATCGGCTTGGAGTTCGGGGGCTGCGCCCGTTGCGTCGGTCACATTGCAGCAAAGTCTTGACGGTGTGAACTGGGAAGTTCTCAAAGAATGGAGTTTCACGAAAGAGTCGGGAACCATTGTGTTTGAGGACTCGGCACCGCTAGAAGGCGCTTATTACCGTTTGGCCGGATACGTTACGCAATACGGCTCGGGGTACCCATTCATCAAACTGGAACCCGTTGATTCACTGGTGAAGTTGCCCGTCACTATCCTGGAGATTACAAGTTCAACGGTGCTGAAGGTCAGATCAGCCCTGCCGTTCAAGTCCGTAATGCCAAAAGAGGTGCTCGGCGTTGCGGCAACTTTGTTTTACACCCATGCTTTCAGTGATTACAACGGATACCCTGGCGCGGTTGGACAGCACAATCTACGGCTCTGGTTCGGAGGCACGTCGCGCGAGCCAAATCGCGTGCGCGGTTCCGTCGTGGACGACTTTTTCAACTTCGCGACTGGCGAGGGCGACAGCGATGGGTTCGACATCGTGCTCAACTCGAATGAGAGCAACCTCGTCAAATGGATTGCCAGCTTCCGGCAAGGTCTCGTCGTCGGCACGGGCGGCGAGGAATGGACGATTCAGGGCGGCGGCGACGGCTCGGAAGTGTTGAAGCCCTCGAACGTGCAAGCCATCCGCAGGAATCGGGCGGGAAGCTCGAATATCCAGCCGATTCAAACCCGCGACTCCCTCCTTTGGGTATCGCCGACCGGGCGGAAGGTTTTCGAGTTTGCCTATGTGTTCACGAACGACGCGTACGAAGCGCCTGACATGACGATGCGGGCTGAGTCGATCACCGAAAGCGGCATTGTGGCGACGGCCTACCAGAGCGAGCCGGACCCGATTCTGTGGGCTGTCACGGCTGACGGGCGTCTTTTGGGCTTCTCCTACAATCGGCAGAATCAAATCACCGCATGGTTTGAGCGCACGACGAACGGGCTTTTCGAGTCGATTGCCATCGTTCGCGGCGACGGGGACGCAGATCGTGTCTGGGTGGTGGTGAAGCGGACAATCAACGGCTCAACGAAACGCTACTTGGAACGGTTCTACCCGACTGCGCAAGAGTTCGATTTCAGCACGGCAACCGACTTTTGCTATCTCGACTGCGCGAAAAAGATCACGATGGCGAGCGGAACGGCGGTTTCCGGCCTGTCTCATCTGGAAGGCGCGGCGGTCAAAGTATGGGCGGATGGCGACACGATCGAGAGTAAGACGGTTGCCAGCGGGGCAATCACGCTCTCTGCGGCGGCAACCTCGCTATTCGTCGGACTCGCCTACACTTCCACGATTCAGCCGATGCCGCTTGAGTTCGTGCTACAGGACGGCACCGCACAAGGCCACAAGTTCAACGCTCAGCGGATGCAGGTCTTGTTTCACAAGTCCCTTGGCGGCCAATACAAGAGCACGAGCACAGGAACGGCCTACAGTCTCGAATATCCAGCAGGCACGACAGCCGTGTTTTCTGGCCGTCGCGATCAACATTTGAAACCTGATTGGGTGGATGCCGTGACCTTGACTTTCCTGCACTCCGACCCCACGCCTTTCAATATGCTCGGCTACGTCCTCAAATCTGAACTCTCGAAATCATGATTCTCGCCTACGATTTTGTTACGCCGATCATTCTTGCTCTTGT